TAACGGGCTGGACGTCGGGAGGCACCCTGATGCGTGAGATTTTCGAAGCTATCGAAAAAGAGGTTCACGCCTGGACCTGCTACGACCTCGATCGGCTGGATCAGCCGGGATTGAAAGTCGGCATCAAGGACAACATCAACTCGATTGATTTTCCCACCCGCCGGGGCAGCCCGATTTACAAGGATTACACGCCCGGCAACGATGCCCGGGTGGTTTCAAAGTTAAAACAGGCAGGCTGCGTGATTGTGGGTAAGACCACCACCGCCGAATTCGGAGTGCACCACCTTTATGATGACACTAAAAACCCTCATGACTATTCCCGAACTCCCGGCACCAGTTCTGCTGGCTCGGCAGCAGCTGTTGCTACCGGACAGGTGCCCGTGGCTATCGGAACCCAGACCGGCGGATCGGTTATCCGCCCGGCCAGTTACTGTGGCGTCTGGGCCTTCAAACCCAGTTTCGGACTCATCCCCAGAACTGGAATATTAAAGACGGCGGATACGTTAGACACCGTCGGTATCTTCGCCGACACCCCGACACGATTGAGGCAGGTCTTTGACATCCTCCGCGTCGGAGGCCCGGATTACCCGAAAACCGGTGGCCTGAAAAAATACAAAGACACAACCAAAGTCAGACCCTTGCCTGAGTGGCATCCCCTTTTGAGTTTTGCCCTCATTCTCCACCAGAAAATCTATCACAAATCCCTGTCCTACTACTTTAAAAACGAGGTGGAACAGTTTCCCGATTTAGTTTCAGACACCTTTAAACGGCAGGTGGAAGAGGGGAAAGCCATCAGTCTGGAGGAGTATCGGCGATGCCTGACACATCAGGCGGAATTGGCCGATCAGCTTGAAGAAATGTTTTTCAAGGACTGCGACATTCTGGTCTGCAACAGTAGTGCAGGTCCCGCTCCTCATGATGAATCATATCGTGAGCCCGATACCTGTGCGGTCTGGACTCTGGCCGGGTTCCCGGTGGTGAATGTTCCAACGGATGTCGAGATGAATCTTCCTAAAGGGACACAATTCATTGCCCGGAAATATCAGGATTACAAGCTATTGAAGTTTGTCGAAGGCTTAGCCCTAAACGGCGATCTCCCTTATTACCCCAACCCCGACATCAGGAGGTTTAAATGGACGTAACGGCAAAACTGGAAGGGGCAAAGGAGTTTTCCAACCTTTTGAAAAAACTTCCGGCAGAAATGGAACGATCAGCGGTCCAGACGGGACTTCAAGGCGCTGCCCGGGTGGTCAAAAAGAAAGTTCAGGAAAAGGCACCTGTTTATCAAGGCAAAGGGCACCCCACCCGTACCACACCGATGTGGGGGAATGCTGGCTCCAATGTAACCATTATGCCAGGTACCCTCAAGCGGTCCATTGTCATCCGGAAAGATAAAAAACAAAAGCTCGGGATTTTGGTTGGGCCTGGCCGAGCCTTTTATGCCCACTTCCTTGAATGGGGAACCAAGGCTCACAAGATTATTGCAACAGGAAACCGGTACAACGTTCGCTGGCCGAAATGGATGAAACCCTCAGAACGGGCGGAGCGAAGCAGGAAATTTCCCAGAATGCTGGCCGACTACACTACCGGAAAGTTTTTTGGTAAAGAAGTCCGGCATCCGGGCTCCAGAAAGCGACCGTTCTTGGTTCCAGCACTGGATTCTTCAAAACAGGAAATGATTGCCGCGTTTGGCAAGTCTCTGGCCACCGGGATCGACCGGGAGGCCAACAAACTGATTGGAAAATACAAAGTACGACGTAAATAACGAAAGAGAGGTTATCTCGTGACGAAGCTGCTAAACAAAGATGACATTTTAAATGCACCGGATTTACCGATGGAAGAGGTAGAAGTTCCCCAGTGGGGGGGCACTGTGTTGATTCGGGGGATGACCGGAGCCCAGCGCGATGCTTTTGAAGCCTTGATGCTGGATGACAAGGCCGATAACGTTCAGAATTTACGCCAGAATTTCCGGGCCAGAATGGTATCAATGGCCATTGTGGACGCTGAAGGCAATATCATGTTTACCCCGGAAGATATCGATGCCTTGGGCAATAAATCCGCTCAGGCACTGGACTTGGTGTTTGAAAAAATCCAGAAACTGAACGCTTTTAAAAAGGAAGATGTTGACGAACTTGTAAAAAACTAAGACGCCAGCCGGTCCGCCTGTTTGTGTTCTCCCTGGTGGAAACACTGGGTGGGATGACGGTTGGCGAATTTTTACAACGAACATCCAGCCGGGAAATCGCCGAGTGGATGGCCTACAACCAGATAAAAATTGAAGACCGCCAGAGAGAGGAGATGGAACGGCGGTGTATGCAGAACCTAGAAGCCCGTAAAGCGAGGTAACACAATGGCAGTCGCCGGAACAGCCGTTCTATCCCTGATGGCCGAAACCGCCCGGTTTAAGGCTCAGCTGGATGACGCCTCTAGAAAACTCGATTCCACGACGGCCAAAATGAACCGCAGCCTGAAGAGTGTGGAAAAGGGTTTCCAGGGGCTTCAGAAAACCGCTGCCATGGTCAACGGTGCCCTAACGGGATTGTTCGCCGCATTTGCCGGGGGACAGTTGCTTGCACTGGGGACTGGTGCGCTTCGGGCTGCCGATGAGTTCAACATGCTTCAGGCCCGTATCAAATCGGTGGTGGGCGAAACCGGCAATTTCAATCATATCAGCAGAGAACTGATTGAGACCAGTAAACAAACCGGCGTCGAGTTTTCCAACACGGTCCAGATTTTTCAGCGGATCAAAATGGCCGGTCAGGAATTCAAGATGACCAACGACGAGATCCTTCGCGGAGTGAAGGCCGTCGAACAGTTGGGTGTGGTTAGTGGCGCATCCAATGATGCCTTGCGATTCGGTTTAACCCAGTTCGGACAGGCGATGAGCAGTAATATCGTCCGGGCTGAAGAATTCAACTCCATCATGGAAAATATTCCAATGCTCGGTGAGCGGATTGCCGAAGGCTTCGGGGTGACCTCCGGACAGCTGAGAAAAGCGGTCATCGAGGGGCGAGTCCTGTCCAAGGACGTCATGGAAATCCTTGTGGAAAAAGCCGACCAGATTAACGAGGATTTCGAAAAGATGCCCCGCTCACTGGGGATGTCGATCAATTCCCTGAATACCTCCTGGGGGGAATTCCTGAGTACCCTGAATCAAACATTTCCAATTCTGGACGGTATCAAGGCAGCCATCGATTCCATCACTGCCGGGTTGGATCAATTTACCAGAGCGCGAAATTCCATAACAAACCGGAACAAGTTGCAGGGCAACCAGGCGGCTCTCAATAGCTTCCTTAAGTATGATGAACTCATCAGAAACAATCCGAACAGCAAACATATCCCTTACTGGACTGAAATGCGGGATAAATTCGAGGAAGTATTTATCCGCCGCTCTAATGAAATGTTTGGCACCAGTGGCGGTTCGACAGCGAACCGGGAACAAACTCCTATTCACAAATTTGGACCCGGTAAAAAAGAAGGAAGTAAAGGTGGTTCACGTTTCGGAAGCGGCGTCCAGACCCTCTGGGAAATCGAACAGGAAGCCTTGGAAGGTGGATTTGAAGCCTTTAAGGAAATCGTTAAGCAGGAAATTGAAGATGCCAAGGAGTTAAATGCGATCTGGCTTGAAGCCTGGAATGAGGGCCAAGAGGCAGGAATTGATATTCTTAAACGACGAGAGGAAATTGCTAAAAGCATCCCCGGCGTCGGGGATATGGAGGGCTTTAAGCAGTATGTTCAGGATTTGAAAGTCCTGGTGGATGAAGGCACCATCAACCAGCAAACGGCGCTTGATCTTGCCGAGAAGGCCAAGGAAACATACAATCTGATTCCCCAGGCCGTTAAAGACGCCAGAGAAGAAGAAGAAAAGCGCAGTGACGTTTTAAAAGACCTGATTGGTGATCAGGAAGGCTATAACAAGCATTTAGAACGATTAAAGTACTGGCTGGATCAGGGAAGAATCTCACAAGAACAGTTTAACAAAGCTCAGGAAGAAGCCAAAGTGACCTTCGGGCTGGTAAAAGAGCAAGCCAAAAGTTCGACCGATGAACTGCTCAATTATCTTCAATCCGTAGGCACCAAGTTCGAGGACACCTTCATGGAAATGGCCAAAAGTGGCAAGTTCGCATTTAAAGATCTGGTGGCCTCAGCCCTTGAAGATTTGGCCCGACTCGTTCTAAGATTAACCGTCATTCAACCCATTATTCAAGGATTTAAAGACCTCCTCGATGGGTCGGATGGTTCCAGCGGCGGTGGCGGATTCTGGAAAAGCCTGTTTACTTCGGCAACCGGTGTCGCAGTCGGCGCTGTTGCAGAGTCGGCTGGCGGATCCGTCGATATGGTCCCCAAGGCTGAACAAATTCCCCTTCGTGCAGCCGGAGGACCCGTCACGGGTGGACGACCTTACATTGTCGGGGAGCGGGGACCGGAATTGTTTATGCCGGGACGGTCGGGAGCGATTATTCCGAATGATCAGCTGATGGGCGGAGGTGGAGGCCAGACGGTGATCAACCAGTACATTAACGTTCAGGCGATTGACACAAAGGATTTTCAGCAGCGGTTATCGGAGCAGGCTCCGATGATTGCCCGAATGTCGGTAAAAGCGAACCAGGAGGCGCACACCCGTCGGGGGTCCTCCTTCGGGCCACTGGAAGGGCGGAGGCGCTAACCAATGAGCGGCAGTTTTGACACCTCGGTGATTCGCACCGAGGAGATTCGAAGCATCTATCAAACCTACGAACAACGCTCGGTCAGCCAGCGCCGGTTCGTGGTCCAACAACCGGGGCACACCTACGAACTGTCGGTGACCACCAAGCCGATGCAGCGATCCGAATGGCAAAAGCTCCAGGCGTTTCTCGATTCCCAGAAAGGTCGATACAGCTCCTTTACTTATGTTCCCGTGTCCAAGTCTTCACCCCTAGGAACCCTGGCCGGATCCACCCACAGCGTGACCGTCGAGGGAGCCCACAGCGCAAGCGCCACCTCGGTGGCTCTCGTTGGATTGCCTGCAAGTTCCATCGTCCTTCTGGCCGGGGATTTCCTAAAGTTTGCTAACCACTCAAAAGTATACAGCCTTGAATCCACCAGCATCACCAGCTCCTCCAGCGGGTATGCGCTTGCCACCATTCAACCGGCCCTGGTGTCGGCCTTATCAAACGGGGAGGCGGTGACTTACCAGAATGTCCCGATGACCGTGGCCCTCACCGCCGATGACTGGAAACTGCCGGTGGAAGTGTCGGGGCTTGCGGAAATCTCGCTGACGATGCGGGAGGCCATCTAGATGTTTGGCATTTGGGGGATTCCGGGACCGTTTCGGAATTCCCGGGCGACCACATCCTACCCCAGAGGGATGACGGCGACGATGTCTGCCGCCCTCAGCACCAACGCCATTGCTATATTTCACCTGTACGAAGGGCAATTCCCGGACGGGACCGTTCGTCTCACCGACCTGCCTTATGCCGTGGACTACAACTCGGAAACCTTCACCGGAGCCGGAGGAGCCATCGGGTTTGAACCCATTGAAGAGGTCGGCGGGTTACAGTCCAACGCGGTAAAAGTTTACTTCAATGCCTGTGATGCGTCGCTTCTCGCGGTGCTTCAAGATCAGAACCTGATTGACCGGACAGTCATTATCCGCCGGGGCCTGCTGGATTCCTCGAACCAGGTGATCGCTGATCCGTTCGTTATCTTCGAGGGCAAATCGGACAGCCTGACCTTGGCAGAGGATGTGGAAAAGGGGTCGATGACGCTGGCCCTGTCCTGCCTGGATGAAAACGCCGATTTCAACCTGGTGAACTGCCGGAAAACCAACAACCAGTCGCAACAACAATTATTCCCCGGTGACAAGGGATTTTCCTTTATCGCCAAAAGTATGGACCGGATTTTGAAATGGTAAAAATCCGCAACTGGCAACGGGCGCTGGTGGATTACATCAACCATCACCGGTTCACCCCTTTTTCCTGGGGAGAGCACGATTGTGTGACGTTTGCCCGGGGAGCCATCCGGGCGATGACCGGTACCCCGCTCAACCTGCCGGATTTTACCTACCGGACGAAACGCGAGGCCCTCGTGGCTCAGAAAACCTGGGTTCCCTCCCGTATCCTGAAGGA